AAAGGTGGTGAATTAGAATTTGATTTTAGAAACTATGACCCACATATGAGAGACGAATCAAAACATAGAATACAATGTAAAGAAATTTTACCAAAAGGTTCTATCATTGTATTTCCTTCATTTGTATGGCATAGAGTTAAACCAGTAACCGCTGGCACAAGATACAGTCTTGTTGTCTGGCATTTAGGAAGGCCTTTTAGATAATGTTTATAAATAGTTATTTTCCAACTGTAATATGGAATGAAGAAAAACCAGAGTTTGTTAAATCATTAAACAAAGCGAGTAACAAGTATGTTAGTGATGCTCGTAAAAGAGAAAAAGAATATATAAAAAAGAATGGTGACTTTGGAAGATCATACCACTCAACACCACTTACAGCTGATAATGATTTTTTAGATTTTAGAAATTACATTGGTCAAAAATCTTGGGAATATTTAGATCACCAAGGTTATGATATGTCACAATACACAACACTATTTAGTGAAATGTGGGTACAAGAGTTTGCAAAGAAAGGTGGTGGTCATCATTCAGCACACATACATTGGAATCAACACGTATCAGGTTTTTACTTTTTAAAGTGTAGTGATAAAACATCATACCCAATTTTTCACGAACCAAAGACTGGTGCAAGGTGTACAAAATTAAAAATGAAACCAGACTTAAAAGGTGTATGGGCAGGTCACGAACAATTTCATATAAGACCAAAACCAGGTACACTAATTATATTTCCAGGTTACTTGGAACACGAATATGCAGTTGACTTTGGTATTGAACCATTTAGATTTATACATTGGAACATACAAGCGGTGCCGAAAGAAATGGCTAAAGATGTTTAAAAAGAAAAAGTATACAGTTATCCGTCAAGCAATATCAAAAGACCTAGCAGCTTTTGTTGCAAATTATTTTTGTATGCAAAAACAAGTCTATGATACTTGTAGAAACGCTAGATACTTTTCACCATTTGAAAATATTATAGGATCTTATGAACCTTCTGAAAATGAAGGTGGTCAAATACCTAATACATATGCTCACTACTCCAATATAGCTATGGAAACTTTATTGTTAAAATGTCAACCAGGTATGGAAAAAGCTACAGGATTAAAATTATATCCTGCTTATACTTATGCAAGAATATATAAAAAAGGTGATGAATTAAAAAGACATAAAGATAGATTTAGTTGTGAAATATCTACAACTATGAATTTAGGTGGTGATGATTGGCCTATATATTTAGATCCTACAAATACAGATATACCTCCAGAAAATGAGCCTTACAAAACTATTGGAAATAAAGGTATTAGGGTAGATTTAAAACCAGGAGATATGCTAGTTTATTCTGGTTGCGAATTAGAACATTGGAGAGAAAAATTCCAAGGTAAAGAATGCGTACAAGTTTTTCTGCATTATAACAATCGTAAAACACCAGGAGCAAAGGATAATATGTTCGACAAGCGTCTTCATTTAGGTCTTCCTTCTTGGTTTAAACGATGATATAATCTTTAGATGGGGGCAGTACACCACCACATACCTACTG